TTGTTGAAAATGTCACTGGGTCTCTAACACCCACCACATAGAAATATATTGATACTCTGAATGAGTTTTCATCATATAAAGGAACCACAGTAACTTCTTGTGCTCTCACTCGAGGTTCATACTGACTTATCAGTAATTCCAATCTGAGTTTCAAAGAATTGGCAGATGGTATATCTATATTTTCAAACAACATACCATAAACAGGAGAACCCAATTTTGGTTGAAATGGTCGTTCATAAAAATTTGTTAGTATCAAAGTTTTTAATGCCTGTTTGACAGCATCAACGTCATACTTCTTGGAAACGTCACCCGTATTTGGATGCGCCAAAAAGTTTAGGTCAATATCCGAATAGATTCTGTTTACTGCTTTCGTAGTCATAAATCTATTTATAATGCCTTTTCGATCATGTCATAACAAACCCTGTCATAGAGGCACTTAATCCTTTATTCACTTTTTTTGGTTTACTACTGTTACTTCCCACCATGCTAAACTTTTGACCTCTTACTGCGCCTTGTTGATTGACAACTCCGACGTGAACCCAATAATTTGGACCACCGCCGTTTTCGAATATGATTTGATCCATTCCAGGACAATTTCTGGCAATCCATTCTGCTAACTGTAAGTGTGCTCGACCATCGCCTCTTTTGCCTGGAAGTCTAAGATCTACTGCTGCCCCAATAGGGTGCGCAGAAGTATTGCCGCTGTATTGCCTATATCCCGAATTTATGATGAGACCAGGAAATTGTTTTCTAGCAGGTTCAACAACGTTGACCAAAATACATCTCATATTTGCCAGAATGTCAACAGTTCCCCATCTACCAAACGGAACAATGGTACTGGATTTAGATTCTACTGTTTGCATAAATTCTTTTAATGTGTAGTTTGGTGACAACTTAAACGACATGTCTGGTCGTTTAGGATTCATTGAAGGAATTTGAGGTAGTCCGCTATTTGCGCCACCACAAGCAGCAGGAGGTTTGGATTGGAATGGACCTGCAGCCTCAGACCCCCCAGATGAATTTGCTGGATCTACACCATTTTCGGTCGATCCATCAGTTGATTGGTTTCCTTCTCCTTGAGCACAATCAGCAGAACTGAAGTCACTATTTGTACCTTCTGAATCAAGTTCTCCACCGTCTGTTGCGACGTTCGGATCACCCCCTGTGCCGCCACTGCGCTTGCTTGTATTACTAGCACCTACTCCTGCAGAACTTGCTGGGGCAGATCCCTTTGATATTGAAACTGGAAGTTCGAGAGGAACTGGTTTCGAGAGTGGAGCAACCGATGCACAATCTGCCTCAACAGCAGCAACTGCAGCAACAGGTGCAGTTACAGTCGCGGAAGTTGGTCCAGATATCGGAAGATCGTGAGTGCTTCCGCCGTTAGTTCCAGTATCAGTTCCCGTCGCACGCAGATTAGTACTTCCTGCATTCAATGTCGAGACATTGGCAGTTGTTACGTCTAGGGTTGCAGTATCGATTGGCGAAGAAGTAACAAGAGGTGCCTTCAGACTGATATTTCCAGCACTTTCCTCGTTCAATGCACCACCAGATTTGAGATTAAAATCTCCTGCAGATTCTTGCTTCATTACTGCAGCAGTAAGAAGGTTCAGATCTCCAGCAGATTTTGCCTTTAATATCCCATCGGTACAGAAATTCATATCGCCAGTCGAGGTTGTATAACTTACTCCCGAAATCTTGACGTTTGAATTTGCTTTAGATGTCATGTTATATCCGCCTGTTGTCGTCACATTATATGTTCCAACAACTTCTTGGGTCATTTTACCCTTGGATCTAAGTTCCACGTCACCGTTATTATCTAGTGAGAATATACCTTGGTTGCGAACAAATATACCTTTACCCGCTGAAACAGCGATATGTCCACCAACGTTCAAATCTAAATCGTTGTGAACATCAATTGATGCTTTACCATGCATGGTAAGATTTGTGTCGCCTGCAATATAGACATTACACGCCCCAGCAAGATGCACATTCGCAGAACCTTCGATGAGAATATAACCATCATTGTCGTAGATAGTATAACCATCTCCTACAATTTTAGTAACTTTCGTCCCGTCTGGTCCAATCTCATCGAATGTTCCTGATCTATGCGCAAAGTTTAAACGCTCAGCACCAGGAGTATCGTCGATTTCTAATGCGTGCCCAGATTCTCCACCAAACACTTTATTATATGGGTATTGCGCTGCGTATGGTGATTCAGGTTGCGACCAAGTTGTTCCGTTTCTTCCCGCAGTTTTTACTTCGCGTTTTCTAGATGCATTTCTTGCAGCAGGAGAAGCACCTGGAGAGGTTGATTTTCTATCACCTGCGGGAGATCTTGGATCAGCATTTATACTCGGAGAGTTAATCCCGACTGCTAATGTATTTGTGTCAGGTTTATTAATGCTTTCTTTTTTCGGATACTGATTATTTGGATCTTGGAATCCTTTAGATGGATCTGAAGGCAACACATCCGAATTAGATGGTTGATTCGTAGCATTAAAAGTCGCTTCACTGTTTCTACCAGCAGCAATTGCAGGAGATCCTTTATCTGGATCGCGCACTTGATCAAGATCTTCACCTGCTTTCGGTGGTGATACATTGGCAGCAGGTGCAACAGGAACAACAGTCTTTTCAGTTATCAGCGTTCCATCTGTTGTTGTGGTTGTTGTAACAACTGTTTTGCTTCCATCTTCATACACTGTGGTAACAGTGGTTGAAGATGTACCATCAGCATTCGACGTTTCTTGTGCTTCTGTTGTTGGTATATTTTTTTGGTTTTCTAGCGGTTCAGTAACTACCAAGAAATTATTATTAATATCATTTTTCAGTGCTTCTAATGCTTCTGCTTCAGTTGCGCCTTGCTGTTGTGTAGAATATGCTTCTTTGACGGATTCAATGTCATTTTTATATCCACTAGCACCAGTAAAGTAATTAATAATTTGAGTATATGTTAATGCAACCTTGGGATCGGTTATATTGACTTTTAATGCTGCAAGTTCATCTACTAAGTTGCTGATTGTTGTGCTCGAAAGATAACCATCTGTGTTTGTAACAGTAATAGACTTTATATTTAATTCATTAATTTTGACTGTAACAGATCCAGTGTTTCCACTCCAATATAAATTAATGGATCCAACTGATTTTATGACTTCTAATGGATTCTCTAATTTAGTTTTAGAAGATGCTTTAGAAAGTTGTCTGTCGAGTTGATCAATCAGAGAAGTTTTTAAAGAATTTCTATCTGATTCTACCCCCGAACAAACAAGTTTGTTGGTCCCAACTAATACACCTCTGGCACTAAAGGATGAACCTTCGAGAAGATAGTCAATTTTATATCCAGTACCGCTCGAGGAAGCAGAAGATGCTTTGGGTTTTTCTGGTGGTGTAGCAGTTGCCACTTGCTCGGCCGACGCAGCAGGTGGTGGTGTGTCGCTCTTCTGTGGAACTGCGTTTGGAGTTCCGTTATCTGTTGTTGTGCTCGCAGGAGCAGAGGCAGTTTCTGGAGTTGGAGTTTCTGATGTTGCTTCGCTTGAAACGTTTGTTACTGCTGTAACATCTGGACTTTTTACTGGTTCAGGTTCTGGGAACGGTTTCTTCTCGTTTGCCGTTGCAGCAATCGCATTATACCCGATAGAATACCAATACTTTGATGAAATTCCATCAGTATTAACCTTTTCTCTGCCTGCTGCTAGACTGGTCGCAGCATCATAACTTTCACACAATGCAACTGTCAAGAGACCTGCTAATGACCGAACGGATTCTCTTCTCTTTTCTTCATCTTCCTCAAAGATCAAATCGTCTTCATCAAGAATTCTTGCTGTGAGGAAAAGTTTGTATGCAAATTCCAGATAATTATATGCCCAAGTATTCTGATCAACAATTGAATTTCGCACGAAATTGCTAATCGGATTACTGACGTTATAATGTCTAATATAACTCGGAGGTTCATTGTTCAGAAGATAATACTGAACATTATTTCTTTCCTCGGTTCTTGGGGCAGCAAAATCTAATTCTGTATCATTTTTCTTTATCGATTCGTCTGCATACGAAGATCTTCTCTCGGATTCATACGGACCATCGCCATGGAGGTTGAGTCCGCCCTGCGCCCAAGAAATGACTTCCTTGTCAATATATGCAGAATCTACAAGTTGCTGAATTGTTAATCGATACGCACCGTATCTACCACGAGAATCCACTTTATTTGGTAGTGGTTTGCTGCCTGGAACTGGATAGATTTTATCTAGCGCGATCGCAGATTCTGTCAGAATTTGGGCGATCTCTTTCCTAGAAAGTGGACCGATTTGTTTTCTTACGATAAGATAATTATACTCGGACTTCGGATTAGTCTCGCTGGCAAGTTCTTTACCGATTTTGGTAATTGCTTGTTCAATATCTTGTTCAGTAACTAGATATGCCATTTTTATGCCCCGTATTTCTTTTTATATTTTTCAAATGCTTCTTTTCGCTTGGACAGTCCATTATCTCCGCCGTTAACAGACAATGTAACTTTGGCACAATCATGCCATTTGTTGCCCTTGTCAATTCTATGCGCGATCCCGCCAGCATATGCACCTTTTGGTAATTTTCCATACGCAGTAAACCAATAGAGAACGACCTTTCCTCCCAATTCCTTTGACGTAACTTTATCTGGGTTATTCACATACTCATTACCTACGCCCATGAATGCACCAAATCCAGCATAGTTAAATCTTCCAGTCAACTGTAGATAACCCCTGCCCTTAAACTTTTGACCATCTCCAGGTTGCGTGTTACCAAGATCCTTACGACCCTCGTATTGCTGTCCTGCATTTTTTCCAATTTCGGTAAACCATTTAAACCCACCAGTCTCGACATAACATTGTGCCATGATTGCTGCCTTTGCAGTCATGCTCCAATTTTTGAAGTTACCTTTATTCGCTTCCAGTAAGTTCTCCAGATATTCTTCAGCGTCTTTGGCATTACCAGCAGGTTCTTTAATATCTCCTGGACTCGATGTTGCACTATCACCAGATTGTCCAGATCCATCACCTGTTCCGCCATCATCGCATCCAGTCCCACGAAGACCTCCAGGAATTGCACCTACGGTTCCAAAGAACATGGGATGCTGCCCATCTTCACCATCAGCGAAGAAACCTACGCACCAAGATCCTTCAACTGCACCCGTCGGAGACCAACCAACACCAGATGTTCCCGCCGAATTGGCAGGCATAACTGGAATAGCCCAAGGTAAATCCTCGGAAGGTAGTTCTTCTTTATCATCTGTATGATATCCAAGAATTCTTATTTTACAACGACCGAGTCGAAGCGGATCATCACGATCTTCGACTACGCCGAACCACCAATAAAAATTTGCATTGTTGTTAGAAGTAAAATTGTCCATAATTAACTCGCCACTATTTGATTAACACGTTTCAAGACTGCAGGATAACTCTTAGGATGAAGTCCATCGCCGCTCGGGAATTCTTTTAAATCAACTGTCTTATCACCATATTTAGATGCAACACTTTGAATCTTTTGTGCCAAGGTTCTATCATATGGAAGAATCCAAACAACTTTCTTAGTTTGTGATTTAATTGACTCTCTCACTGCTGTTGCATTATCTGTAGTCTTCGCATTCGGATAACCCTTATCATTTGATCCCATTGAGATAACAGTATAATCAGAACCACCCTTTGAAGAATAATTCTGCTTAATCTTATCCGTATTCCATCCAACAGTTGCGTTTGTTGATGCATCTTTTGCAGATCCACCAAGACCAACTGCAATACTATCACCAATAAACGATCCCTTGCCAACTGGTTTATTGGCAGGAGGCGCAGCATTAGGATCTTGCGTATTCGTTGGGGATGAAGTTTGGGGTTTCGATCCTGCGTCTTCTCCTGTTGTTTCTGTTTCGGTAATATCGAGAAGCGCATTCGCATAAGAATCTTTTGAAAGTTCCAAAATCATATTATGGTGGAAAGGAGTAATATGATGATGAATTGCTGTTATCATAAAGAATCCGCTGACAAGAGGATCCCACAAGACTCTGGATGTTTCTGCCGTGTCTTCAGACTTAGGAGTTACGGATGGGTAAAAGAATCTCACAATTTTTCCTGCCTCACAATCTGTTCTACCAGGGACGTCAATTGAAATTTTCATAGTTGACATGTCCATTAACGCACTATTTCTCTGCCCAATAAAATCTTCAGGAGCAAGATCGATTGAAGTTTGAGTGCTATCCAACACTCCAGGATTAACAGTTGCCAGAAAATTCTTGGTATTATATGAACGCATCACATTAACAGGAAACAAAGAATGATACTTCTTGGTTTCATCTTCAATGTATTTATTTTCTTTACCTGGAGCGTATTTGTATGTTTCTAGGTGCTTATACTCATCGAATTGAAACCCATGATCATAGACCCAATGTTTGTGTTCTTTTTTGATTAAATCAAAAGTATATACGCTGTTCACAAAATGCCCCAAATCTTGAGATTTAAGAACATCTAATTGTGACAAGAATTTCATATCCTTGACTGTAGCGTATCCTTGACTGAGAGAATTGATATTTCTGGTGTCAGTCAATGACGTATTATATACAAAATCCGAATAAATTAGATTGTTTGTCATTTGCACATCAATTAATGCTTCGATCGATGCAAAATAAAATGCTTTAGTTGTTTCATAGAACAAGAAAGTCGGCGAATCATGCTTCGAACCAAGCGATCGTTTTGCCAACCAATTCAAAATTTTCATTGGACTCCACATCGGCGAAACGAATGCAATACGAGAAGTATGGGGAGTGTCCGAAATAAACAGTGGAGTATACTTTTTATTTGTATCCTCACTAGTTGTATTGGGATTTTCACTTTTATCGCCTTCTGGTGAATCCATAGAAGTCTTCGAACTAAAAATTCTGGGAATCTGAAAAAATTCTTCATATACTTTTAGGGCGATTTCATCTGTCGACCCTTCGAATTTTCTAGATACTTTGGCAACATTGTCTAATGATGCTTCCATCGAACAAAAATGTATCGTATAGAATTGTTCTCTGTCCGCATTTAATTGACGATTTTTAATTGCGTAAACAGAAAACGATTTTTGAATCTTGTTTATTGCATCTCTAGCATCTGGTTCTGCGAATCCAGGAGTTACGATATCTAGAGTTACAACTTCATCGCCGACTAATGGTAATTGCCCAATAAGATTTAAGGAATCTCTTATAACAATATTTCCAGTAAGGGAAGGCGAGAACATATCTTCAAATACATTAATCTCTACCACGAAAGGTTTAAGATCAAGCGTATCTCCTGCCAAAGTTGTCATCTCAACTTTATGTATCAAGACATCTCCTGGGCGAACGAGATCTTTTAGATCTCTTGGTTTATTGTCTTTGGGTGTAGTTGTTTCAGTCATTTTTATCTAACAAGATTTGTGTATGATGATATAAATTCTGCCAAATATTCAGGTCTAAGAATTTTAATTTCTCTCTTTTCATAATTTAGTTCTTCTTCATGTTGGAGATTTGTTACTGCTTCAATGACACCATTTGTCAAATCTGCTGCGTCATAATCTACAATTAATTTATCGCCATCTGTAGTTCTGTAGTGGTGTACTTCGTAGATTCCCGTTGGTCCATATTTCTTTTTTGCATATTCAATGAGGTCGGCATCAAACATAGGCCATTCTTTTCTCACATCAACAATCTCATTCATAACTAGAATGATCCAATGATAGTCTGCTCTTCCATAGAATTTATCTGCAACATGCTCAGGAGTAAACCCATCAGGAATGGTAACTTCCTGCAGAATAGCATAGTTGTTGGAGAACATATCAACAGAAACTCTTCTGAAGATGTCAGTTATTGTTTTCGTTTCACCATTGGGCAAAGTTACTAGCAGCGCTGGATATAATGTAAATAACATTAGAATCCTTTCTCAATTCTATCAGCAGTCAGAGTTTCAAGTTCTGTAAACTCTAGACGAATTGTTGCTTCGGTTGGCATACCATCAGCAAATGTCGTATAACCTTCTGCGCCATAGTCAATTGCCATGTTAGTCAATGCGCAGTTTGATATTTTTCTTACAAATTTGTTTTCTTCACCATTGTGATAGTAAATAATCAAAAATTCTGACGGGTAGGATAAAAATAATCCAGATTTACTTTTTGTTGGATGCATGTGACGAAGGAATGTCGGGATAATGCCTTCTGTTGCTGAATTTGATTCACCAAAAATCTGCACTGCCTCGTCTCTGTTTCTCGGAGAAAATCTATAATCAAATAGGAATTTTCTGAACCCCATGGAACGGAATAATTGTTCTTTGTATGGGTTTTCAACTTTCTTGGAAGTTGCCTCAACCACATTTTGCAATCCCTGGAATCCAGTCAACCCTGCGAGTTTAGACGCCTTTCTCATTGCATAATCTGAGAGTTCGCCCGCAGAGAAATTCATTTGACCTGCTGCTAGTGCGCCAACTATACCACCTAGATCTCCCTGATCCCAGTTAGCAGTATATGCCGTAGAAACTTTCTCAGATACGTGCAGTATTATTTCATTGTCACCAAAAACAAGACGTTGTTCTCCCGCTAATCCTGCTGCTGCTAATCCAAAAAGCGCACCAGCGCCACCACCGAGAGCACCACCTTTAAATGCAGAACCCAATTGTGTTGCGACGCTTGTGACTGCAGACATCTGTTCTGAACCGTCTGCACCAGATGATCCTCTACCACCCGCATTACTTAAAGCTTTACCAATACCAATTGCTGCACCTGCTAAAGCACCAGCAGCAGCAGTTGCGGTAAGATTATTTTGCGGATCTGCTCTATTTTGATCAGATTGATCAAAGATAATCCCAGAGGATCCCATTCGTTTCCCATATGGTGAAGATTCTCTGACAAGCGGATAAAACACAACATAGTGTGGAAATTCCGGATTGACACCAACATCAAGAGGATATTTGTATGATCTATTACTTTGGACAAGACCCCCATCAAGAGGATTTCCAATTTCGGTAAGCAGAGTATCTCTGTTAAATCTGCTTTTTGGCGGTTCAGAACTTGCTGGTGCTTGTGGTTTCACTGCTCCGCTAGGTTGCTGAGTTTGTGTTGCTGGCGATGAAGCAGGAGTGTCAGCCATGTTCGAATAAATATCCTATTAAGTATAGAGTTTGGAATATTTATATGAGTTATGGTAAGGAAACTTTGAAAGGTCTGTATAAAATACAGAATCCAAAGAAATATATTGGTAATCCGAACAATATTGTTTATCGCTCCAGTTGGGAACTAAAGTTCATGAAGTGGTGCGATAATAACGACAACATATTGGAATGGGGATCTGAAGAGTTGCCCATACCGTATATCTCTCCTTTAGATAATCGAGTACATAGATATTTCGTGGATTTTTATATCAAGGTTCAAGAAAAAAGTGGTGTTACAAAGAAGTATCTGGTTGAGGTAAAACCGCAGAAGTTTACTAAAGAACCCAAAGTGCCTGCTAGAAAAACAAAGAAGTTTCTACAGGAAGTTATGCAATGGGGGGTAAACCAAGCAAAGTGGAAATTTGCTACTGAGTTTTGTGAAGATAGAGGATGGAAATTTATCATCCTGACTGAGAAAGAGTTGGGAATCCGTAATAAATAAGAAGGAGAATATCTATGGCAAAAGCAAAATCAGGTGGCGGAAATACTAAGATTTCCTTTACTAATCAAAAGAAGGGCAAGACATCAATTGGTGGTAGTGCCTCTTCGATTAAGTTTTCAACCATGAATAAACGTAAACGTGCTAACTATAAAGCATACAGAGGACAAGGTAGGTAATTGGCAAATCCGTTTCAGAGACTTCGTGCCAAAGCAGGCGATGGACAAAAGTCCATGGATTGGTATATGAACAATGTGAAAAACCTCGTTGGCGCGAGGTTGTCTCAGAGCAGCGTAATGAAATCTGATATTGGTGAATTAAATTCCAATATCGAGATTGGTTCAATGTATATGTATTTCTACGATCCAAAGTTGAAAGAAGAGCTTCCTTTCTACGACACCTTTCCATTGGTATTACCATTTGGTCCAGCAAAAGGTGGATTCTATGGAATCAATTTACATTATCTGCCTTACTTGCTACGAGCACAAGTTCTTGGTGAGTTGTTAGACTACAAAACAACCAAGACATATTCTGAAACAACCAAGTTGCGTATGTCATACAATCTATTAAACAACTTGAAGAATGCGAATGAAGTCAAACCATGTATCAAGCATTACCTGACCAATCATGTTAACTCGCAATTTTTAAAAGTCAACCCTGAAGATTGGCAAGCAGCAATATTCTTACCGATCGAGAACTTTGTGGGTGCCACAAAAGAACAAGTATTCAGAGATTCTAGGAGCAAATTCTAATGGTACAAGCATACCATGGTATATCAGATTTCATATCACAAGTCAAGAAAACTGACTTAGCAAGATCTAATAGATTTGAGGTAATGTTCAATTATCCACAAATTATGCAAAGTCATTATACTTCACAGGGAGAATCTCCAAAATTAATCTCTATGATGGTGGAAGATATAATTTTTCCTGGATTGCTTGTCGGAACGAGAGCATATAGATTGAACAATTTAAATTATCCACGTGCAACTTCTATCGACTTCGGTGGAGATTCAATCACAATGACATTTTTGGTTGATGCATCTTGGACTGTTAAAGACTTCTTCGGAGATTGGATGCGGAAAATTGTTAACCCAGTAACAAGATATGTCGAATATCCAGACGATTATGTTGCTGATATCGATTTAGTCGCATTGAACAACAAAGATGAAGTTATTGTTGAATGGAGAATTGAGGGCGCATTTCCGAGATCATTAGCACCAATTCAAGCATCTGGAACGAATGCACAAGTTTTACGCATGCCTGTAACTTTCACATATAAAAATTGGAGAGCAATTGGCGGATATGACCCAGAAGGTAATCCAATGCAATTTTCCGCAGAAGGTGAACCAGATGGATTTCCGCAAGATCTAACTGAAGAAGACGACGTCGTAATTTGAACAATATAATTATTAGGAGAATATAATAATGATTCCCGTGTTAGAAACACCTACTTTTGAAATTGAAATTTATTCAAAAAATCTAAAGGTCGAATTTAGACCATTTCTCGTCAAAGAAGAAAAACTTCTAATAATGGCGCAAGAATCTGGTAATAAATTAGATATTCTTAAAGCAATGCAAGATGTGATTACTGCTTGTAGTAAAGGGGCAGTCAATGGTAAAGAACTTCCATTCTTTGATTTACAAAATATATTTGTAAAATTGCGCTCGCAATCGATTGGCGGTAGTTCTGAATTCAATTTAATTTGTGGCGAATGCAGTCACAGAACTCCATTCGAACTCGATCTATCAACCATAGAACTACAGATAACAGAAAATCATAACAACAAGATTCAATTAACCGATGATATTGGTGTGATCATGAAGTATCCTGCTGCCGAGACATTAGTCCAGGATGATTTAAAAGTATTCGACATCATGGTCGCAGCGATTGATGCGATTTATACTAAAGAAGAAATTTTCTCAACAAACGATGAACCAATCGAAGAAGTGATTAAATTTGTTGACAGTCTGACCTCTGAGCAGTTTGAAAAGATTTCAGAATTCTTCAAAACTGCGCCAAGAGTTGAGAAGATTATTGAATACAAATGCCCAAAATGTGAGACTGAGAATGTCGTGGTAATTGATGGTCTAGAAAGTTTTTTCGGGTAACCCTTTCCCATGACAATTTGATGAATTTCTATAAAACTAATTTCATATTGATGCACGAGCATAAATATAGTTTAACCGAATTAGAGAATATGATACCTTGGGAAAGGGAAGTGTATATTGGTTTATTGCTGACCCACTTGAAGAAAAAACAAGAAGAACAGAATCAAGGATAATTAAACTCCATGTTGCCTAATATTGAACAAGAAAATACTAA